ATCTTTTAAAAGTTCTGGTTGTTTTTCTTCACCTACTAAATCTCTAATACCTTCTCTTGAAAACATTCTAGCTGGACCTGTTTCCAAGAATTGTTGACTGAGGGGTGCTCCTTGTTCCCCCAAAAATTTTCCAGAAAAACCTGGTAATGAAGTTTGACCAAAAGCTTGGAAAGGACCAAAGCCTGCCATACCTGCAAACTGTCCTAAACCTGCCATAGTTGCAGCATCCTTTAAAGAGGTTCTTGTAGATTTACCTCTTAGTTTTTGTACACCGAATGTTGCTAATGCAATAGTAAATGGATCCATAATAAATTTAACTAGTTATTATGGTATTTTAACTTATATATCGCTATTCATCAATATCATTCAATTTTTGTGAAGTCGTCATTAAACCTACCCCTGTAAGAGTATTCACCAATATGATTAATATACTCATCAATAAGAGCATATATTTTGCCCCCAATAGATGTCCATAATTTACAAAAATAAAAGTCCTCTCCAGTGTAGGTTTTTGTTTTAGGACTGTAGTATGAATCAAAAAAATTAAAATAATGAGGTCTTTCTATTAATTCACCATTTACCATGGTTTTTTGTACTATATTGAATTCTGAATATTCTTTTTCTAACCTTTCAAAAACACTTCTTTTTATCATCATCATTCCAGCAGGTCCTTTTGTTATCTCTATAAAGCCATCTTTAGGTCTTATATCATTTGGATCTGGCACTGTTATCGGATAAACGTGTCCCATTGTATTTGAATCATCATCATGTCTTTTAGAAAAATCTTTTTTAAATTTTATTGGATCAACTGTTTTCATGGGATATGGAATTAAAGATACGTCATGAGGAGAGTTTAATAATCTAAATACTGAACGTGTTGAAAATTCAATATCACTATCAATAAATAACATTCTATCTGCAGGAGATGTCATAAAATTTGAAACACAAAGATTTCTACCTTGTGTTACTAACGAAGATTTCATTAAATTAAATGATATATTTATTTTATTTAGAAGGCACTCTTTTTGCAAATCAAGACATGCTTTCATATAATGCATGGAAACATCAGAATGCACAGGTGTGCACACCATCAAACTATCAGTTTTTGTTTCGTTTGACACTTATAGCTCCTCGTAAAAAATCTGTCCAAAATCTAGACAAAACATTCCAATCATAATACCTTTTGTAATATTCCTGTTGAAATTGAAGACCCCAAGATAAATCTGATTGAAACATTTCTTTACATTGAAAAATACATTCCGCAGTTTGAATAGATAATTTTTCTTTATTTGGAGTATACGGTATATAAATAGGAAACTCAGCACAAGTTTCTGGTAAGGCACCGAGATCCGTGGTTATTAAAAGCTGTCCCGCTGCTAAGGATTCCATAGCAGATATACAAAATGTTTCTTCCCATATACTAGGGAAACAATTTACGTCATATTCTTTTAACTTTGCAACTAACTCTTTATGATCGCAGTAACCCATGTAATTAACATTTGGAAGATTTTTTGCTTTTTCCCATAAAGGTTCATAAGATTTGTCATTTTTTTCATAAAACGATGAGCCATAAATTTTTGTGCTTGAATAAACATCTAGAGTAATATCAGGATCTTTAATTTTTTCCATTGCTGCTAAAACAACTTCAAGACCTCTCCAAGGGGTAGATATGTAACACATCTTTAGTTTCTTTTTTGGTGAAAAATCAGTCTTTATTTTAAGTTCTTCATAATCTATTCCATTTTTAATCACAGTGCATTTATCTTCTGGTATTTTAAAAAAGTATCTATATTTTTCAAATGACCAATGTGAATTAAAAACATACCAGTCATATTTGTGATGATTTTCTTTATTTTGAAACCAAGGCTGTAAATTAGGTTGATCATAAGAGTTCTTCAACCATAGAATATTTGATTTTACAGGATCTAAAGGTTCTTTCTCTGGAACAGATGTTGTAATTTGAACAGAGTCTAGAATGACTTGATCAACGTACTTTTTTAGATAATCGTATTGAATTTCAGTTCCACCGTAAGGTCGCATTACAAATCAGTCTTACCAAAAACCTCAAGAGATGCAACTGTTATTTTTTGATTTACTTGTAAATCTTCATCTGTAGTATCTGTATTAGGATCATTTACATCCTCTTTAAATTCTACTTTGTCCTTATATTTCTTACCTGTCCTTTTATTTAAAACTTCTTCTTCAGCCTTTGCTGGTAGTACAGGAACTTCTTCACCATTTACAATAATTGTTTTTTGTGTCATTGTTTCCTTCCTTGACGATTATAAGGTTTATAACTCCTTTTTTTATTTTTGTTAAGTTTTTTTGTATGTCTGCGTGGCCTTTTTCTTGGTTTTGGACGTGGTATAAAATTAACAAATTTTCTTTTAGCCATTTTCTTGTGATCTATCTATTTGTGCGTAACTAATTACACCTTGTATTTTATTACTTCCTGTGGCTGCTTGAACTGTTACTGCATCTCCTGCCTCTAGGTTTATACCTTGTGGTGAAGCATTTACTTGTGACTTAGCAGCAACATCATCCCTAAAAAATTCATATTCTGTATTAGAATCAGATGCGTCTACAAGATTTATGTTTACTAGAATACCCGATGATGCATCATTGTTTGAACAATAAATACTTTTAACAATTAAAGTTGCATCAGTTGGGCACGTAAGCACTGTGGCTTTATTTGTGTTAGTTTGTACAAAACCTTGGTTTTTATATCTTATTGTCATGATAAAAAGTAATTAAACGCATCCTGTTCATTTTTCAAGTCTTGTTGATAAGATGTGTTAAGTTGGTTTTCAACAGTTTCAATCGCTTGGTTTATTTGCCTAAAATTTTCAGGTGTATATTCAGGTTGCGGTTCTGGTATGTAAACATTTATTTTTGCCATTATCGTCTTCCGTCTACATTTACATCGGCTCTAAAAGTACCAAATCTCCATGATTGATCTTTGTCCAAATTTTCAATTTTTATATTTGCTAATCTACCCCTTACTCGTGTATCTTTTTTACTTGTTGTTGTTTGAACAAGAAATTCTGCAGTTGTGGTATTTGTTGAGATTGGAAAGTCTTTTGTATTTAAAGTTACCTTTGCCTCTCCAACTAAATTTTTAAAATCAGGAAAAAATCTACTTACTCTTAATAAAAATTGACCATCCCCTTCGTTAGGTAAATCAAAATCTCCCGATAAAACAAATGCTGGTATTGCTGATGAATTTCCTGAAAGATCTATTTTATCTACCCCTACTTCATGTGCATAATATGTGCTTGCACCAAACGTATTAGTGGCGCCAAATAAGTTTGACGTGTTAGGTGTATCTGTTGTTACATATTCTGTAGCATAAGGAACTGCGTAAGTAGATGCATCTGCATATGTGCTTCTTGAAAGTGTCATTGTAGCCCAAGTATTTTCCACATAATTATAAACTGCCGATCTGTTATTTTGAAGAGATGGAGTAGTTAAAGGTTTACCTGCTGGGTAAAACCAATTTATTTCATTGAATAACGAGTTGTGTGAGGCATATATAATTTCGTTAGATGAATAATTTACACCAATATTATTTCCTGAAGTTGTAAAAACAAAATCTTCAATTAAAGATGGTAAAAGTTTTACTGTACCGTCAAACTTGAAAAATCCTCCAGCGTTACCCATCCAAAAAACTTGACCATCTGCATACACAGCAGCATGCTGACCTATACAACCACAGTTAGATCCTACTTGTCGTATGGAAAATGTAAAAGGTGGTCCAACAAACTGCATTACATAAGCAGCTTGATCAGTAAGAATTAAATTATAATCTTTACCAGATACAGCCGCTACTATTTTGTTTCCAGTGTCCAGTCTAAAAGTTCCTGCAGTATTAACAGATGTTGGATTATAAACATTATAATTTTCTTGATCACTAAATCTTATAAACATTGGATCTTGAGTAGCTCCATCTCCAATTGTAGTTTCAGTACCAAAATGTATCACATGTCTGTCTCTATCTGAAGTAATTGTTAGCCTAGATGCTGTTGGCGCACCTGTCATAATTACTGCTCTTCTTTCAAGTGGATTCGATAAACCTGCATCCCATACCCAAGTCTTACCATCTTTGATTGTAGCTATAAGTTGTTGACCAAAATTATCTAAAGACCATGAACCTGGATCAAGAATAACTTGTGAAGAAGTTGTTGGATTACCCCAACCAACAGTTCCCCATGTACTTGTTCCCCAACCATAACCATATGTTTGAATAGTAGGTCCAATTTCTACATAAGGATTAATTATTCCACTGCCCGCTGCTGAAGTTGAAGCAGTAGATGCAGTCGGCATAGTAATTTCAAATGTATTCGCTGTTACATTACTTATTTCAAAAGTATTTAATTCAAAATCTGTTGAAGTATATCCTGTTCCAGATGGAGGTGTTACTGATGTAAAAGTAATGTATTCATTGTCGACTAATGCATGTGAGGTTTTATTTACTGTAACAGTGGTTGATGTATTCGTTGTAGTGAATGTTGCACCAGATATTGCTGTATCTAATGGTGTTATATCATAAAAAGCGTCTTCATAGTAAATGTATAAGGCTTTGGAGGTTCCTAAAGCAGCATATTTTCTTCCTTCCAAATCATTCCATGTATGCTGTGCTCTTGCAGGACCAGATATTTTCTTTTGACCAATAGCTTCGAATCCTCCAATTTTTTCAGGTTGACCATATCTAAATCTTACAAAATCGCTATCAATCCATTGCCCCTCTGAACCTGCAGGGGTATCAGATTTATTTATGCCTGGTCTAATCATAACGCTCCTTAAAGGCATAAACCCTCCTAAGTTTTTATAATATAATTTACAGCAACATAAGGTTGTAAAACAGACATACTACTACCTGAAAAAGATCCACCGTGGTTGTGTGCTCCACCACCACCTGTGTTTGCGGTAAAATATCTTTTTGCTCCAGAGCTATTTCCTGTATTTCTTGTACCAGCTGATTGAGATGCAGTAGAACCAAATTCTGAGTGACTTCCCTCTAAGTGATTGTGAGATGGTATTTGTGATATTGTAAGAGTATGATTAGCAACACTAACACTTCCAGACGGTGTTTGTGTAGCTGAGCCACCAGTTGAACCAATTGCTTTTGAACTTGATTTCCCTAAAGCTACATTATCTCTTAAATCAGGTAAATTAAATGTGTTAGATCCATCTCCAGCTCCATAAGTGGTTTGTATCTCGTTAAATAAAGCCGAGTAAGTAGTTCTAGAAACTGCACTTCCATCACAATTTAAAAAACCATCGGGTGCAGTGTCTTTTCCATGAGGAACAATTGTTCCTACTCTAACACCTGATGCTGAATATTTTGTATCTGAATATCCTGGCATTATTTATCCTTATAAGTCCAACCGACAGTCGCATCAGCATATACTAATGTAAAAGCTGCTCCCTGTACTGCTACTGTAAGGTCAGTTGTTGTATTTAATAATTTACTTGAATTTCTAGCAACAGTTAAATTATTAGAGTTAAAATTATATTTAGAATCTAAAAAAGTTACTTCATCGCCGATTGTTGGTGAAGCAGGTAACGTTACTGTAACAGCTGAAGATGTAGTGTCTATAAATAATTGAGCTCCCGCTTGAACTGTTTCAGATGCATTTATAGTTCTCCAAACTTTTTCTTCATGATCTTTAACAATATCAGTTCCATTTGCATGACAAATATATTTATGGCCTTCACATAATTTAAAACCTGTTTGACTTGTTACTTTGAATGTAAGAGAATTTCCTGCGTGGTCAGTACCATCAATGACAGAGAAATATTTATCTATTCCTGATGGAAAATTTACAACTCTATCGGCTGCAAGAGTGCCTGTAAATTTAAGGACCATGTTTCTAGCATTTGAAAGAGTACCATTAGACATACTTAATGTGACATCACTTGATGCTACATTTAAATCATCAACACCTGATATTGATTGTTGAACTAAATTAAGATTTGTATTTGTTTTTGTTCCCCACGTACCAGCGTTTTCACCCGTGGCCATGAGCTCAAGTTTTAAATCTGTAGAAAATGTTGATGGCATAATTTATTATAACCTCTCTAAGCGGCTATATCAACCTCAGTCCATGTGTTTGAAACTTGTTGATCAATTTCTGTCCAATTATTGCTTACTCCTTGATTTACATTAGTCCAATTATTTGAAATTGTTGGGTCTTCTTTTGGATCAATTGTTGCCCAAGCAGTAACAATAGGGCTGTTTAAAGACGAAGCTATGTTTAAACCTGTTAAATTTACAGGTGTATTTAAGTTTACGGTAATGGATCCTTGATTCGTTGTTAAAGATTGACCTGATACATTTACAGAGACACTTACTGTACCAATTGCATTTCCTTGTGAAATATTTAAACTGTTACCAGAAACAGTTACATTTGCATTTCCTATTATACTTGTTGAGCCTAACGAACCTGTTAAAGATAAACCTGTTGGTGTAACATTTGCATTAGCCGTTGTAGTAACTGAGTTTATTGAACTTCCAATAGTGTTTCCTGTAAGGCTTACATTTGAATTTGCTACAATTGTTTGTTGACCAAGATTAGAACTTATTTGTAAGCCAGTTAAATTAACTGGAGTGTTAACTTGAGCAGAAGTAGACCCAATGTTTGATGAAATTTGTATACCTGTGAGATTTACATTTGCGTTCGCTGTAATAGGAGAATTTCCTAAAGCACTATTTATTTGAACACCTGATACTGTTACAACGGCATTACTTGAACCTGTAGCAGCAAAAGGAGCTTCTGCAAATGTAGTTATTCCAAAAGCCATGGTTACGCTCCTGGATCGATAATGTTATTGCCTTCTATCTTGGCCCATTCTTGTATTTCTTGATAATGTCTATTTGTTTCGTCTAATGGTACATTTGATATTTTACCATTTGAAAATGTAACTCTGTAATTTTCAAACTTTCCATCAACATAATTTTTTTCTACTGTTTCAATCATAATTACATCTCCGCATCTGCTTCATATTGAAAACCTAAACCTTGTCCATCACTACCATTAAAACCTGTTATATAACCCATTCCACTTTGACTAACTCTTGCGACACTAGCAGTATCATTTGAACCATGAGTACCAGCAGTAGTTGTTGTATTTGAAACATTCCCAGACGTTCCTGTTAAAGAATATAATGTAACTGTTGGCTCAGATCTCATTCTAACTGGAAATCTAACATGAACAGGTTGATTACCAAATGCACCTATTCTACCAGCAAAAATTCCATTTTCATCACCAGTTGCAAACTCACCAAACTTACTAACCGCTTGTGATGTTGTATAATATCTATTACATCTTGAAAGGTTAATATCAAAAGGCAAGAACTCAAAATCAGAAGCCGTTTCACCAACCTCTAACTGGACTCCAGTCACATACCATTCGTTTGATGTGCTATCTGCAAGGTTAACTTGACCTACAGCATCATTAGTAGTTGTTCTTGAACCCCAAGAGGTTTGTAAAGTTCCTGATTGAAAATTAGCACCAGCTGCTAACCAGTAAATTAATTCAAAACTTCTAGCAGCATCATTATCTAATGCACCGCTTGTATC